GACTCAACTAGGAGATAACACCGTCACTAACAGGTCGCTCGCTTGGCAGGACGAAAAAGGTGAGACCTCCTGGTTCAAGCTCACGGCTTGGGACAGCCTTTCAACTCAGCTGGCTGAACTCGCCCCTGGGACACCGACCATCGCAGTTGGGCGCGTTAGCACCTCCGAAAAGGAAGATCGTAAGTACCTTAACTATGGGGTAGAGAAGGTTCTCTATCTACCTCGCAGCAAGAAAGCTGCACCTGCCAAGGCGGCTGACCCCGATAAGGGCAAAGTCTCTACGGCTGCTCTCGGTTCACTGGACTTCTCTCTCTGATTTACGGCCATGGTTTTTATTGCAGGCAAATTTTCGGCTGATGAAATTCTCTGCCAGGTTCCGCCACACACACTCCGTATCGACCTTCAAGCGCGTCGTTGGAAATCCGATACTGACCCTGACGCGGCCATCACCGACTCTAACGACAACGGCATACCGATTGAATTCATCCTTCTTGGGTTCACGCCGTACTTCGGTAACCTCGGTATGCGATCGCACGAAGAGTTTATTCGTATTAGTTACATTGGTGTCACACCTTCTCATCGTCTGCTTCCTCCACGCTGCGTCTGCACTAGCATCATCAGCGGTAAGTCGAGCCAGAAGAACTTTATTTCGTACTTCCAGACGCTCTACAACAACCGCATTAACGTTGGTGAGGTAATCACATCGACTAAATTCGTTCAGAAGTCCTTCAACGAGAGGGACCCTATGACGGGTGCGGATGGTGCCAAGATCAACTACAACGCGCTGGAGTTCAAAGATCGACCCGCTCAGAACGACGATGAGCGCAAGCTTATTGAAGACATCTCGGCGTGGCTTGAAGGTGGTTCAGGAGATCTGGTGGCATCTGCTCTTCGTAGTGGTATCCCCGGTTCTAATCTGGTTGAGCTTCCTCTTGGAGAGGATCACGCAGCAATCAAGGACGCTTTTATCGAAGCTAACCCGAAGCGACTAGAAGGTACTGCCCCTGCTGGTTTAGCTGCATTGCCTGCAGGTGCTGGAACTCCTGGCGCGAAAGCAGAGGTCTCCGAGCCGCCGGCAGCCAAGAAAACAGCAGCCAAGAAGGAACTTACAGAAGAACAGAAGGCCGCTCTTCAAGCTGCTGGTCTGGACTTCTGATCTAGCTAAGTTCAAATTCAATACACCACGGGCGCCGATAAAGCGTCCTTTTTTTTGTCTATAGTTCGAGCAGATCACCAAAAGATGGTAAATGCACTCCATAAGCTACACAGTATTTTATGATGTTCTCAAGGATCTTGCCTCGAATCAAGTAGTTTGCATATACAATTCCAAGGATCTCTCTGGCTTCTTTGGGGTCCAACTTCTCTAGACCATCTAGAAACGCACGATGACTAAAGCTCTGTTCAAGGGTCAAGTGCGACTTCAGCTTCTCAAGTAATTCTTCAGTCATGTCCAGTTTCTACACGGTACCTCGCTATATCTTTGATCCTATCGGGAATTCTGGCCTCATCGATGGCGTGGTGCTACTACCCTGCGACTTTAATGGAGAGCTGGAAAAACAAGTAAGAAGGAAAGGTCTAAACGATATTATATCAAACGATAACGAAGAGAATCTTATTGATCTTGACTGGTGGAGTGCCCAGAAAAACCAAGCCGACTGGGTAATAGCAATCACCCAAGGCATGAGAGACTATACGAAATGGATAACAGAATGTGGACTTCAGGCGGCAAAGAAAGGTGTGTGCATACTAGATCGCTTGACCTTCTTAGAGCCCACACGGGCGCGAGAAGATTTCTTACAGGACTCTTCTCTCACAAACATTAAGATCTTGAGCCCAAGGCCATCATTTCGTGCGGATGGTACAACTGCAAAAGATCCTGTAACGTCGGCGTGGTTTATCTTTCAGAAACCAGGTGCAGCTGCTGTAAATACACAGATAGATTTCGAAGTAGGCTGGCACCGCCCTCAAGACCTCAAATTGTGAGCAAGCGTCTGTACAAACAGCTTGACAACTTAATTGAACTTCAGAAGGAACAGAACGTACTTTTAGATAAAATCAGTGCATTGCTTGTAAGCCAACAGCTGCTTACTGAGTGCGTGGACTATCAGGGTAACATACGTACACCGGAAGAGTGTGCAGACATTACCATCGAGGGCTTCTCTGCTGCTCTGTGCCTCATGTCGGAAATGGAGCAACGTAATAGAGACTATCAGTATCAAAAGCAAGAATTCTTCTTGAATGACGAAGATGAAGATGAAGATGATAATGATGGAACTATAATCTCAAGTTCGTTCTAAGCTTATGGGGAATTGACACTTTTATTGTGTCCGATACACGAGTAACGGTTAACGGTTTAAGGCACTACGTTTGTAATGGCGTCCCCAAGCCACTACCTTCTGTAACCTCAATCCTAAGCGCCACGCAAACTGAGGCTACCAGAGCAAAACTTGCTCACTGGAATGCCTTGAATCCCGGCGCGGCAGATGCCGCTGCTACTAGAGGGACGTGGATACATAACAGTGTTGAAGATTACTTGAGGGGGCTTCGTGTCATCCCGTCCGAGCAATACAAACCTTACTGGGACGGGGTGCCTGAACTCCTGGATGATCTACTTGAAGGTGGTCGAGTTCTTTGGTCTGAGAAACCTTTCAACCAACCAAGCTGGGCAAGATATGTCGGCGACGACGGCGTAGGTCGGATTCATTACTACGACGAAAAAACTGGTCATGGCTACGCAGGTTGTTGTGACTTGATCTACATGAATTCGAATGCCGAGATTATCTTGGCTGATTTCAAAACCAGCAACGGACCCTACTCAGCTCGATTCCCAAATAAAAACCAGAACATCGACGAAAGGACTAAAAAAGCTCTAATCTCAGGCGTATTTAAAACAAAGAAGACAAGACTTCAACTCGCTGCCTATAAAGCTGCTGCAGAGGCTTGTTTAGGAATTAAAATCGATAAGACTCAGATTATTGTTACGACAGCTATTAAAGAATTCAACACGCAAATATTCACCTTCGGCCCAGAAGAAGTTGAAAAAGACGAAGTAAGTTGGTTCGAAGTTGTTAAACAGTACTACGAGTTAAATCCGACAGCGTAGAATCAGGTCCGCCAGACCGCAGCCTAGGAAAGGGTTCTTCACTTTTTCTTAGGGTCCAAACCCCTGAAAACGGGTCATACTAGAGACGCTCAGCGACATCCCATGAAGTTCATTTGCTCTGTAAACCTCGGGGTGGTTCCTCACCTGCATCCTGAGCTGGGCAAGATTGCTGACGGCGGGAACTTCGCAGCGTTCAACTCGGGCTGGGATTCGAGTGAACTTGCCACGGGTGAACTCGCGGACGTCTTAAGTAAGCAAGCTGGTCTCTGCGCGTGGCACCTTCAGAACGGAAAGCGTCAGAAAAACTCAACCGGGGTCGTCCAAGCTGGTTTAATAATTGTCGATATAGATAATCAGGCTGATTATAAAGACCAGGATGGCAATAAAGTACAAAAACAAGAGTTGACTGTAGATCAAGCTCTAGAGCTAGATATTTGTAAAAAGTACCTGACTCTCGGGTATTACTCCCCCTCAACCAAGGAGGGTTGGCCAAGATTTCGCTTGGTGTTCGGGCTAGAGAAGCCAGTCATCGATGCGGGCTTTTACCAGTGGTTCTGTAAACAGATTTATGCGCAGATCCCTGGGTCCGATGTCAGAGCCACGACTGTTCCTAATCTTTTTTACGGGCCAAAAAACAGAGACGCGATATTCGCAAAGCCTGGCCGCTTTATCCCTACCGAAAAGATCGACGAAGCGATTCGAGCTTTTGCGGCACTCCCACAAGAGGTAACGGACTCGGGTGATCCAGGTGAGTACTTGACCCAGCCAACCATCCGTGAAAACGGCATGGATCTGGAGCGGCTGGTCTCAAACACCGTGCGTTCCGTACTCGACGGAGAGGAGGTCGGCGATCGGAGCTCGACGATGGCCGCTGTTTTCAAGGAGCTGCTTGGTTGGGCAAACTGGTGTTCTACAAATGAAATAGCTCTGTGCGCTCAGCCGTTGACGCTAGCACACCGTGCGTTCTATAATATCTATGGTTACCCGCATGACATCGATGGTAAATTCGATCGGATCCTAAATTCCATTCGCAACCCCGAGGAGCTGCAGCCCGCTGTTTCTCTGGCATCGGAACTTGGTGACTTAGGAACCTGGAAAAAGATCAGACGTATCAGTCGGTCTGTTTTCGATACACATGCTTCGTTCGAGGTAAAGGAAGCTCTAGCTCAAGCAAAGCGAGACGCAGCCGTAAACGCTGTACTCGATATGTCTGAGTTTGATCTGAGCTCTCCCTCTCAACAAAAAACAACATCAAAATCAACAACAAAAACTAAAGACATGAATACGCCTTCAACTCCCACACAGCTCGTCAACCTTCAGGGTGGTACGAAAAACAGAGAGTTCTCTGAAAACGATGTCGCGGATATTATTGTCACAAACCAGGGAGACCAATTCATTTACGACAGCTATTTAGATCAGTTTTATCACTACGACGAAGATCAAGATATTTGGTATCATCAGGATGAACAGCATATTAAACGTAGAATTGTCAAAGCATTAGATTCTTTTGTCACGGCCGGTGTGTTGTCTAAGTACAACGCGGCGATGATTAACAGTGTCTTCTCGATCCTGAAGGCAAAACTCCTGAAGTCCGCAGACGGCGGCCGTCGGAGCATTTGGACAAAGTCTCGTGGCTACATCCCTTTCAAGAACGGAGTCCTGGATACGACCACGCTTGAATTTGAAGAGGGCAGGCGCAAAGAGTTGTACCTACGTCACAAGCTCCCTTATGAGTACGACGCTAAAGCGCAATGTCCCGAATTTATGCGCTGGATCACCTCCGCGTTAGATAAAGGGCAGGAGATCCTGATTCAGGCTTACGCTCGTGCGCTGCTGACTGGTTACACAGCAGGTGAAAGGTTCCTGCACCTTGTAGGTCCCGGTGGAACGGGCAAATCGACCATGCAGCAGCTCATGGTTGCTCTTGCTGGGTTTCACGGTACCCACACGTCAAGTCTCGAGGTTATCGAAACTAACAAGTTCGAGAGCTACAACCTAATCGGCAAGAAACTTTTGCTGCTGACGGACGAATCAAACTACAACCGTCGTATGGACGTCTTAAAGAAACTGACGTCAGCTTCTGATACTCTTCGGGCCGAGAGAAAGTACGGCAAAGAAATTATTAGTTTCAAGCCTGAGTGTCTGGTCTGTATAGCCAGTAACGAGCACATCACTTCCAATGACTCCAGTAGTGGTCTCGAGCGTCGTCGTCTGACTATCCTCATGGATAAAGTCGTCGACCCCAGTCTGCGGAAGGAGTTGATCAGCGTCTTTGATGACCGTATAGAGGGTGCTTTTGTGCCTGAAATGAGCGGGATCGTCACGTGGGCGCTCGCAATGCCTTACGCCACGATGAAGGACGTTCTAGCAAACCCAACTAAACACGTCCCCTCTCTCAACCGTACGAACATCGAAGCTCTTCTGTTTAATAACCAATTCGTTGCGTGGCTTCACGATTGTTGTTTATACGCTCCCAACAGCGTCACACCCGTTGGGCAAGGAGCTCGCAAACCAAATACGGACGAGGCCGAGAAAGGAATGTATGTCGCCAATGCTTACGGTGCCTTATATCCTAGCTATGCCAACTTCTGTAAAGCTTGTGGTTATAAACCAGCAGCAAAGCATCGTTTCGTTGAGCGTACTAAGGAAGCTCTAACTAACATCCTTAAGCTTCCGAACGTGAAAGTAGTGTTAAACGATGGCATACCTGGGATAAAAGGGCTCCGTATCAAAGCTTTTGACCTACAATCCGATCGTGCAGCTAAAGGTCCTGATCGACTTCCTTCCCCTGTGGAATTTGCTCAGGACATGAACAACACTCGCTGGGACACAGCTTTCCAGAAACATGATCCGCTTAAATCCTAATCTCGCACTGGCGGTAGCAGCCTCTGCCGCTGTCGGTATCACCACGGCTGTTACAGCGCCTCAGTTCCTAGGCTTCTCCTTCGCTTTCGCCGGAGGCCTCATAGGAGGAGCTGGGATTGGGCGTGAGCGTGCCCTGAAGCAGCGGCAGAATGACGAAACATCAACGAGGGTAACTTCGTGCTTCTCTGCACTCTACGAAGCAAATCGCGGAATTATAGATCCCATGCAGCTCGGTGTGCTCGCAAACATCCCAGGCGAGCGTGCTCACGCGTTTTTAAATGGATTAGCTGAAACAACCAACGGGCAGAAGATCACCGTCAAGCAAGGAGCTGGTGTGGTCTTCGCCTTCCCGCACTCGCAATCTGCTCTAGACGAACTGACCGCTAACGCTCGTAAGTGGGCAGAGGCTCAGACGCAACAGCTCAGTGCCGAATTGAGTCAGCACAAGCAGGCACTTCAATATATTCAA